AGAAAAAGAGTGGGAAGAAGATTACAAAGATCACCACCCTAGTCATGGTCATATACAATTTATTCATGGGCAAGCAGCGAACCATGAAGGCTCTAATTTTTTGATGAAACCAACAGTAGGTGACTTTATAGTTTTCCCTGCTCATTTACACCATTGTGTTTACCCTTTTAAAACTATTGGCGAAAGAAGGTCTTTTAGTGTAAACTTCACTATAGCTGCATCACCAAAGGAGAAAACAAATGAGCATAATTAGCAGTCTCATAGGTCCTGTTACTGGAATACTAGATAAAGTTATAGAAGATAAAGATCAAAAAGCTAAGTTGGCACACGAAATTGCCACTATGTCTGATACTCATGCCCAACAAGCTTTGCTCGCACAATTAGAGATAAACAAAGCGGAAGCTGCATCAGGCAGTTTGTTTAAAGGAGGTTGGCGACCTTTTGTAGGATGGATATGTGGTATCGCTTTGTTGTACCACTTTATTTTAACTCCGTTGATTTTGTTTGGAGTAGGTCTTTCAGGAGCTACTATACCGCCTCTACCTGAATTTGATATGAGCAGTCTAATGACAGTATTGATGGGTATGCTCGGTTTAGGTGGGTTGCGAACTTATGAGAAACAGAAAGGATTAACAAAATGAAAATGGTAGAAATCGGTACAAACATGGCAGGAGACCCTGTTTATAATGTTCAAAACGAAGATGGTACGTTGTTTAAAACAACTATTTACACAAAAGCAGAAGCTGAAACGATTGTTATAGGCGATACAAGTGACCCTGATATAATCGAGGCAACTATTGTTGATGAAGATGCACCTGATTATCATTCTATGAGTAAAATCGAGCTTGAAAAGCTAATGCGGTTACATGACATTGAATTAGATAGAAGGAAAACAAAACAAGAGTTGTTAACAGAAGTAGAAACTTTTTTTGAGGAGGGTTTCCAAAGTGAAACAAAATTTTGACAAATGTTTGACTATGCTTTTAAAACATGAGGGTGGTTTTGTCGATCACCCTAAAGATCCTGGAGGCATGACAAATTTAGGAGTTACTAAAGCTGTTTATGATAAATGGATTGGTAGAGAATCTACCGAAGCAGAGATGCGTGGTTTAACCCAAGATGATGTAGCTCCTATTTATAAAAAGAATTATTGGGATAGGTGCAAATGTGACCAACTCCCTAGTGGTGCAGACTGGTCTGTTTTTGATTGGGCAGTAAACTCTGGTACAGGCAGAGCTTCTAAAGCTATGCAGAAAATAGTCGGGGCAAAACAAGATGGTGCTATTGGTCCGAAAACTTTACAAATGATTGCAAATGAAAAGGCAGAGTTTTTAGTAGAAAGAATGTATGACCAAAGGCAGTCTTTTTATGAAAAGTTAAATACTTTTGAAACTTTTGGTCGTGGTTGGACTAGAAGAAATAAAGAAACAAAAGAAACAGCATTAGAGTTAATTCATGAATGACCTTTACATTTATGAGAAAATGCTTAAAAATGTTCGTGATCGGCAAAGTTTGTTAAAAGAGGCTATATGTATTGGTCCTATAGCAGACTTTACCGCATTTAAAGAATTACGAGCTCGTTTAGATGAACTCGCTCAAACTGAACAGGATTTAAAAGACCTGCTAGAGAAAGTAAATAAAAATGACTAAAACACTATATGTGCCTGATTATATTGCTAAGAAAAAGAAAAAAGAAAAAGGGGAGCTTGAAAAAGCGTATGTATCTGCAGAAGATAGATACTTAGAACCTTCCAAACTTACCGAAAATGCGTTAGATAAATTACCTCAACCGACAGGTTGGCGTCTTTTGATATTGCCGTATCAAGGTAAGAAACAAACAATGGGCGGTATAATTGTTCCTGACGAAGTTAGAGAACGTGAAGCCGTTGCCACAGTATGTGGCTATGTATTGAGAGTTGGTCCATTAGCGTACCAAGACTCTAGTAAATTTGGCGAAGATACTCCTCCTTGGTGTAAAGAAAAGGATTGGGTTTTGTTCGGCAGATATGCGGGAAGTAGATTTAAAATCGAGGGTGGAGAAGTCCGCATTCTTAATGATGATGAGATAATAGCTCGCATTAATAACCCCGATGATATTTTGCACCTTTAATTACATGGAGTAACCATGCCACAAGCAGCACAAAAACAAGACCAAGAGGTCGAAGAAAAAGAAACTGACGAGGTTGAAGTCGAGGTTCTTGAAACCGAAGAGCAAGAAAAACCTGAAGTTGAAGTTGAAACTCAATCAAAACCAGAACAATCTGGTGATGAACTAGAGCAATACAGCGAAGGTGTTAAAAAACGAATTAGTAAGCTTACAGCTAAGATGCGTGAAGCTGAACGTCGAGAACAAGCAGCTATACAATATGCTCAAGCAGCTAAAAAAGAGCTTGAAGAAAACCAAAAGAAAAACCTTTCTTTAGATAACTCTTATGTTAGCGAATTTGAGAATAGAATAAAGCTACAAGATCAACTTTATAGAAATACTTTGAAAGAAGCTATTGATAGAGGTGATGTTGATGGTCAAGTAGAAGCTCAAAGACAACTTGCTAATGTAGCCTCGCAAAACGATAAACTTGCGATGGTAAAACGACAGCAAGAACAACGAGCTCGACAACCTGTTCCTGTGCAACAACCGATGCAACAGCAACAGCAACAACCTGCACCACCAGACCCTAAAGCAGCAGCGTGGGCAGATAAAAATGATTGGTTTGGCACAGATGAGCCTATGACCTTAACCGCTTTTTCTATCCACAAAACTTTAGTAGAAAGCGAAGGTTGGGATCCACACAGCGATGATTACTATGCTGAGGTTGATAAACGAATCAGACAAGAGTTTCCCCATAAATTTGGCGGTACGACTAGACAAAGTGGTCCAGTTGTAGCTTCGGCAAGTCGTGGTGGACAGAAAAAAGGCAAACAAAAGATACAATTAACAAAATCAGAGGTTGCAATCGCTGACAAACTTGGTGTATCTTATGAACAGTATGCGAGACAAAAAGCTCGTATGCAGAATACGTGAGGATAAAATTATGAATGATAGAAGCCCACGCTCATCCCAAACTAGGGAAAAAACCGTCCGCAATAAACCGTGGACACCACCGTCACAATTAGACGCTCCACCCCCTCCAGAGGGATATGTTCATCGTTGGGTCCGTGAATCAGTCATGGGTTTTGATGATAAAAAGAACCTTTCTGCTCGGCTACGCGAAGGCTTTGAATTAGTTCGTGCTGATGAGTATCCAGACTTTGAAGCTCCTACCGTCCAAGACGGTAAACACGCAGGTGTTATTGGAGTTGGCGGTTTAGTACTCGCAAGAATTCCCACAGAAACAGTTGGTCAACGAACAGCTTACTTCCAAGGTCAAACTCAAGATCAAATGGATGCAGTTGACAACGATCTCATGAGGGAACAACACCCATCCATGCCTATTAGCAAACCTGATAGGCAATCTCGTGTAACCTTCGGGGGAGATAAATCCTCTGAATAATTTTTAGGAGACTAATCCATGGCGAATACAGATTCACCTTTTGGGTTGAGACCTCATAACAAATTAGGGTCTACACCGAACGGAAACGGTTTAACGTCTTATAAAGTACAAATCAACGGTACAGCAGGTTCATCCAGTGCTATCTATCAAGGTGACATGGTAATTCCTCTTGCTAACGGTCTTGTCGATGTAAGTGCAGCGGACGGTGGTTCAGTGGCGATTCTTGGTGTTATGGCAGGTTGTCAATATACCGATCTGACGGGCAAACCCGTCTTTGATAATAGCTATCCTGGAACGGCTTCATTAAAATCAGGCACAGAAGCTACTGTGTTTGTATATGATGATCCGCATCAGGTTTATGAAATCCAATGCGATGCAAGTTTAACAAACTTAGTGACAGCTACAGCTTTGATCCACGGAAATGCCGAAGGCACAGGATTTGGTTCAGAGCAAGCAAATGGTATCTCAAGTGGTGAGATATCAGTAGCTTCCGCAGGTGCAACAACAGCTACTGACAATTTTAGAGTCGTTGGTTTTAAAGATGTTGAAGGCATTGATTATGCAGCAGCAGGAGTTGTAGCTTTAGTTAAACTAAACCTACCGTTCCATGTCGCCACAACTGGCATATAAGGAGATAAGATATGGCTATAGCAAGATCCCAACTCCTTAAAGAATTAGAGCCTGGACTAAACGCTCTATTCGGACTGGAGTATGATCGGTATGACAATGAACATGCCGAAATATACGAAACAGAATCTTCAGACAGAGCGTTTGAGGAAGAAGTAATGTTAAGTGGCTTTGGTGCTGCTCCTGTTAAAGGGGAAGGCTCCGCAGTATCATTTGACACAGCAAATGAGTCATTTACGGCTCGATATACACATGAGACAATAGCTCTTGCGTTTGCGATTACAGAAGAAGCTGTAGAGGATAACCTCTATGATCGACTCAGTTCTCGTTACACTCGTGCTTTGGCTCGGTCTATGTCAAACACTAAGCAGGTCAAGGCTGCTGCGGTATTGAACAATGCGTTTGATAGCTCAGTAACTTATGGCGACGGTAAAGAACTTTGTGCAACTGACCACCCTACTAATGGTGGCGGTAATTTCCGCAACGAGTTGTCTACTGCTGCTGACCTTAACGAAACATCTTTAGAGCAGTCGTTAATTGACATCGCTGCCTTTATTGATGAGCGTGGACTAAAAATTGCTCTGCAAGGGCGTAAGATGATTATCCCATCTTCACTTCAGTTTGTAGCTGAACGTTTGATGGCTAGTAATCTTCGCACAGGAACAGCAGACAATGACATCAACGCAGTTCGTAACATGGGAATGTTGCCAGACGGTTATGTAGTAAATCACTTCCTAACTGATACTGACGCATTTTTCATTAAAACGGATGCACCTAACGGTTTCAAACATTTTGAGCGTAGTGCTGTCAAAACTTCTATGGAAGGCGATTTTGATACAGGCAACGTGCGATACAAAGCTCGTGAGCGTTACAGCTTTGGTGTTTCAGACCCACGATGTGTGTTTGGTTCTCCAGGAGCATAATCTTTGCTCTAACAAACTTAGAAGAGCAGCTTGTCAGCTGCTCTTTTTTTATGTAACATAAAGATATCCCTTGACAGTTACCAAATGTAACTGACATTAACCTAGACAAGGAGTCAAATATGGGTAACTCAACTTTTTCAGGAGCCGTTCGTTCGCAAAACGGTTTCAAATCTATTACAAGAAATGCTTCTACAGGAGCCGATACTGATGGGTTCGTTGTAAACGCTGCAGGAAACATTTATAACACCGCAGGTGGTCACGTTCAATATGCTGCTGCGACAGGTTATGGTCCTGCAGATTTAATCATTGGTAAGGGTGGCAGTCAATACGGTACTGTTAATCCATATGCTGAAAGCTCAACTCAACTATTTCCATTAGGTGCTGAACTTCATTACGGCAATAACATCTATCGTTACGGTCAAATGGGTTCAGGAGCGGTTACAGCAGGAAAGCTTGTACAACATGCAGCGATTATTGCAAACCACACCAACATGACAGGAACCGCAGGAGTTGCAGCAGGTGAAACAGCTATTTCTGTTGAAACATCAGGCGATACTGACATGACTTTAAACCAATATGCAGATGGATATCTGTGGGTGAACGATGTAGCAGGTGAAGGTCAAACAATGAGGGTTAAATCAAACCCTGCTCATGACCACTCTGCTGATCCTAGTGTTGTAATCACAACTTATGATCCATTAGCTACTGCGATAACTACATCTTCAGAACTTTCACTTATTGCTAATCCATACACAGGTTTGATTGTTGCCCCTGCAACAGAGACAGGTGCTGTGATGGGTGCAACAGTTATTGATATGACCGCATCTTACTATGGTTGGTTTACTGTATCTGGTCCACAAGCACTTCTGAGCGTTGGTACAGTAGTTGTCGGTAACATCTGTGTCCGTTCAGGCGGTACAGCAGGTGGTGTTGCTCCTGCAACAGATAACGTCCTTACCGAAATCGGTGAAGTTATGGCTGCAAGGGCAGACACTGAGTACTCTTTAGTTTATATGAACTTGCAATAATTTATCAGGGGGGACTCGTTCCCCCCTCTCATTATAGGAGATTAAAATGGCAGGATCAGACGTACAAGTGGCGTTTATAACTGATGAGAACGCAGCAGACCCAGACCGTTTAGTTACAGCAGCTAGACCAGATACATCAGCGACTATGGCACAGACTACTTTTTTAGGTGGTGGTGCTAGAAACGTAACCGTTACGACTACAGGCACAGGCGATAATGGTAAAACCTGTACGATTACAGGAACTGATGTTTTTGGCAGTGCAATGACTGAAGTTATAACTTCAACAGGTTCGGCAGAAGCAGTTGCAGGAACTAAACTATTTTTAACAGTTAGTGGAGTTGAATGCTCTGCCAAGTATGCTGCAAATATCACAGTAGGCTCAGGAGATTTGTGTGCTAAAGCAGCAGGAGGCGGTGGCAGAGTTCGGCTTGTAGGTACTTCTATTGTATCTGGAGGAACAGCAGGGTTAGTTGATTTTTATAATGGAACACCTGAAAGTGGAACTATTGTTTTTAAAGCTCAAACTATTGGTACAGATCATGCTACGGTAGATAATACTATACCTGACGAGGGGCTTTTGTTTGTAGATGGTTTAGCTCTCGCGTACACAGTCGCGACTGTTTCATTGATGAATATTTTCCACTCATAGAGGTTTTAATTCGCAGGAGTTGTTATGGCTACTACTAAAGATGTAAAACGAACGGCTTCTGGTAGAGTTGTTTACAGAGGTGAAAGTTTTGCAGGATTTAACAAACCCAAGCGAACACCGAGTGCTAAAAAGAAATCAGCAGTTTTAGCTAAAAAAGGTAGCGAGATAAAACTCGTTCGTTTTGGCGATCAAAATATGTCTATTAAAAAAGACCAACCTGCTAGAAGAAAAAGTTTTAGAGCAAGACATAATTGCGATACAGCTAAAGATAAATTCAGTGCTCGATATTGGTCGTGCAAAGCGTGGTAAGATGACAGTGAAAGAGATGTTAGCATTATTAGAAAAACATGAAGAAGAATGCAACCGTAGGTACGCAAAGATCGAAAGAGGTCTAGATAAATTAGATATGCGTATGTGGGGTATTGCTGCTTTGATTGTTGGTGCTGCTGTTTTAGAAAAGATATTTTCATGACAATTACTCGTGGTCAAATGAAGGAGCAAACGATGGCGAAAAAAGGTTTATATTACAATATTAATCAACGTAAGAAAAAAGGCACTTCTAGATCTAAAAAAGATTCTACTATTGACCCTAAAGCTTATGCAAATATGCAAGCAGGTTTTCCTAAAAAAACTAAAAAATTAAAAGATGGGGGTAAGGTTGTCAAAGGTCCTTACAGCTAACGAATGAGTTACTTACAAAGTAACATCCCATATTTTAAATGTTGGGTGAGAAAAGAGTATACTCATAACCACGAGAAATATCATGGCGAGTTTTTACACGCTATGGCTATCGCTGTTACGACTATTCCAAACAGGTGTTTAAGTTTTCAAGTAATATTTACAGGTAACGAAGCAGAAGGCGAACCAGAAGATACTGTTCATGGCGGTGCTATGTGGGCAAGGATGCCTATAACTGGATTGTTAGGCGATGTTCCTTTAGAGGAATGGTCACACCCCATGGAAACATATGATGCCCAACCTTGGGATTGTTCTTCACACAACCATGCAGTGTATGTTATGGATAGAACAACGCCTTGTCCTTGGTTGGCAAAAATAAATGGCGAGTTTTTTCCTGCA